TTATAGGGGCCAATGTTAAATGGTTGACGTTCTGGCAGGCCCCACATAATTAATTAGCGGCGATCATTTCAGGCTAGTCACTATCAACAATTTGACTGGTAGTTTTTAATACATTCTTCTTCATTGCCTGACAAAACAGAAGACATCCTTAAGAAACGGGCAATTTTTCCATGGTTTTCGGGGCCTTTTAGGCCCCTTTCTAGTGGTAGCAAGGGAAGTGAGCCTCTTGACAAAGCTTGACAGAGCATTTACGATATGCGTAAGCGCAGCAGCGTCTAAATTTTGCCCCTCCAGAGCAATTAGACGCTCCTCGCTAGCCTCTCCCGAGCACCTTCCCCTCCAACGAAGCGCCTAAAGCGCGGAGTGACGGGCTAAAAAGGCTAGACAAGCCACGGTGCTCTTGACAATGCGGAGTCCCCAAAGGACGGAGCTACTGACGAGTGGCGAAATACAAAAAGGCTGGACCAGCTCCTAAGTAATGGTCTTGGGAAACTATGCTCAGCAGCCAGAACGGGCTGTTTTTTTAAGAAAAAGCAATATTGTCTAGAACAGCGGCCCTTTGTGGGCCGCTTTAAGCAATAGACGATGCAAAGGGAAATGCGCGAATTTAGAAAATGCCAGCTTCCTAGTGCATCATTACGGCGCTTTAGGCGCCTCCATTAGAGGAGAAGGAGGAGAACGCTTCAAGCTGCGCCCTTCGGGCTTGCTTTCAGCGTGTGCCAACTAGGTTTTTGCTAGTTAAGATTTGTGACAATTGCTTGCCTCGCATGGAAGCCCAGCAAAAACAATGTACTAAATGCGGAATTGTCAAAAAGTTTGACAGTTTTTCAAGAAACAACTATCACAAAGATGGATTGCAGTCCTATTGCAAACAATGTGGGCACGCAATGAAAGAAAAATACTCCAAAAATAATCCGATAATGGTGCAAACCAATGGCATGCTTAACGATGCCCGTAAAAGAGCCAAGACTAAAAATATTCCTTTTGACATTGACATTAATTATGTGCGCTCTCTGGTTGTTCCTTATTGTCCAGTGTTTTCAACTATGCCTCTTGAATGGTCTTCTCGACGCAGCAGTAAAACTGGTCCCCTTCCCAATAGCCCCTCCCTAGATCGCATTGATCCAACCAAAGGCTACGTAAAAGGAAATGTATGGATAATTAGTAGCAAAGCAAATACTTTCAAAAGCTACGCTACGCACGAAGAATTAAAAATTCTCGCTGAAGCCGTGGGACGCGCTATTGTCGATTCTCTTGATTGGTAGGTAATTGTACTTATTGCTGGCCATTTTCGATCATTTTTGGTTGCACATTTGACGAGGTATGCCGCGCCCCCAAAACCGTAGGGAGGCTTTCTACTGCTCCCTACACTGGCGTTTGGCCCGTGTCTGTTCACGGTAAACAGTTGTAACGTATTGAAATAATCCCGACCTGGCAGGTCGGTGTTTCTCTGATGTGGCGATGCTCCCCATTTTCAGCCTCCCATTGCACCGCAGCTCGAAATGGCCCCCTAGAAGCCCCGCCACCCTATCCTATGGGCAGGCTATGGGGGAAGATAGCCAGACAGAAAGAAGGGGCCCTATAGGGGCCCCTAGGCTAGTCTGCTGTTTCTTTATAGTTTCTGAGCTGATCTTCTAGGTCTAGTATAGTTTGGCGGATGGAATGGGCTTGGCTGATTGTTGCATCTTCTAGGCTATCTTCTAGCGTTGTGATGAAACTTTCCGCATCTTCTACAGTGTAGAAAGTCTCGGGAGAATAGCCCACGCCATACTCGTCTATGGCGAAAGTTTCAAACTTTATCATCACTGAGCCTCCGAAAGTTGCGCTTCAGCTTTACGCTTACCAACGCCGTGGGCTAAGAAAGCAATGGCTACTTTCTTCCCCCGTCTGTGACATAGCATGCAATCGTTGCAGGTTACAGTGTCACTACGTTGTGCGGGACAAACTAGAACAATGTTCCCATCGTTTGTTCTCCATTGTGTGCGTTGTTCGTCAGACTTTGCCACTACAACAGCGGGAAGATCTGCCGCAATGGCTGCATCAACTTGTACTTCACTTTCGCAGCTCACGTTGATAGTGAAGCCCGCACGGTTAGCCTTTCTAATTAAGGAAAGATTCTCACCTAGTGTGATGTTGTGGTGAGAATAGGTGTAGGCTTTAAGATGCGAGACTGCCTTTATCATCTTCCGGATGAAAGTTTCTGAAATCTTGCCATTATTATGCGGAAGATCCCCCGCCTGATTGTGACGAAAGGCTGAACCTGCGGGAAGTTCTTCTAACTTTGAGAGGAAAGTTTGAAAGTTTGTGCCACGTTCGCCGCTTGTAACTTTCAGCCAGTGTAGATTAAGCGGCCCGGACTGAGCGTAGCATCCCCCGCCATTCTCGGGCAGAAAAGGACACGATGGAGCGCAAGTGGACTTTGAAGATGTAGAGACTGCCATTGGGCCAGTCTTAGCATTGTTGCTTTTTACGGAAAGATGAAAGGAAAGGGCAGAAAGTTGCATGGTTGAAAGGAAAGAAAGGAAAGGAAAGGAAAGAAAGACTAAGAAAGAATCAACGTTCGCCGGGAAGTTTGGCGGACGTTACAACAACTGCAGAAAGTTTGCGGCCCCATTGTTTCGCCATGGCGAAAGTTTCGGCGTCTGAACTTTCTTCTATGAACTGCCGATACGTTGCATCGGGCATCGTTTCTGCGTCCACCAGATAGCATGTAGCAGCATCTAGGACAGTGCCGGTAGAGTCAACAATCAAGCAGCCATCTAGCGGGCTGCGGGTGAAAGAATAGGCCATGGGTGAAAGTTGCGGAGGGTGGCGGCTGGCGAGTCGCCTCGCTTGCCGTTGGTAGAAGTATGGGCCCAAACTGGCCCACAATCCAGGAAGTTAGGACACTCCCATAGGTGGCACAATCTCCGGGAGGCTATGGCGGTTTGTGTGGTTGGTGCGTTGTCCGGGAACCTACAGGATCGGCACCATAGAAGAAAGAAAGAACGCGCGCGTGCGCGGATACCATGGCACCCCCCGAACGGTCAACCACTAGCGCAACATTTGGCAACATTTGGCGCCCATACCACGAGACCGGCGAGACTACGGCGTCGCGTTACATTCTGAAATATTTATATTTAGCGCGAAACAGTAGGCTACATCCTGCCGAGTGGCAGTTAGCTACATTTAGTGGCGCAAGATGCAACGATGAGAATATTTTATCGCGTGCAATTCTTTACATCAACTGCGCTTATCAGATAAGCGGAGCTGATGGGAGGGCCGGGGAATGATCAGGATGCCTGATATGATAAGGGATGCTGATGGATCGGCCCGGAATGATCAGCTCAGCTTATCAATGGCCAAAAGTAGTACAAATGTACTACCCGGTGAAAATGAGAATCATTATCAACAAGGCGGCGGGAAAATCGGGCAGGGAGCCTGATACGCAGCCAGCCGGACCCTAGATACGAACCTAGCCGGGTCTTATACGATGCCAGCCGGGTCTTATACATTTTCAGCCGGGTCTCACCAACCATGGCCATCAAAGGCCGCCTGAATGGCGGCCTCTTCACTTTCAAACGGTCCCCCAATGATGGAATCATCGCTATCGGAATAGAAATACCACCCTTCGATTAATTCAGTGCCTTTGCAGCAATCTTCGCTAAAGAAATCAATGAGAATCATGATTAACGTTTCTTGAATTTAGAAAGATGAAGGTTCCACATGCCTGCACTCATGCTGCCAGGCCGATATAGCACATAGCAAGGCTTTTGCAGAACCATTCCACCTTCGCCATCGGGCTCTGGTTCGGCTTCATCTAACCACATGCCCTTACATTCATTGTTTTCATCAAAGATGCCTATTTGATAGTCCCCATCTTCCATACACACGCGAACGTGCATAATTAGTTCTTTGAGGCGGGCCGCTTGGTAGCGGCCCTGTGTGGCGGGCCAATACGGGCCGTTTTCGCTGTAGTTGCAAACATAATGCATAATCAATCCTCAGAAACAATGCGAAAATCAGGGTCGTTGTCTTTCTTTATCCATCGACATTGATTCATGCCAGGAATGACAATGAAAAGCTTGTCGTGATGGTTTTGCTCAACAATGGCAGTGGTGAGGGCCTTGCCGATACGGCTGCGGCCCTTGCTGCTGATTGCGAGGATGTTAACGGTTTCCATTGGCCTCCTCCTGTGCTTTCCATTGCTTTTCCATCCAACGCTGGCGATCATCGGGGCTTTCAAAGAGAGCCACGGGCTCTTCGCTGCTGGTCTTGGTGCAGAAGAAGCGCTGCGTGATGATGCGGCCAGAGTGGGCATCACGGAAGTCTGCAGTCCAGAGCCAGAAGCCAAGGTGAGCTGCAACCAGCTTCACGCGGCGTTCGATGTTGCGCGAAGTGTCGTGGCGCCACCACTGGCCTTGAGTGGGGCGGAAGCTGTCGAGGGTGAAGAAGAGAACGGGAGCAGTCATGGTTTCGAAGGAGGACGGGCCTCGCGGCCCTGTACGAAATAGAAATTAGTTCATTTCCAGGAGGCTGTCAAGCCTTGTTGCGTTTCTTCACAAACGCCCTTGGCATGGTTCATGATCCAGCCCCTGTAATGCGGCGCTGAGCGATCCACGCTGATGAGCCCCTTGACTTCTAGAGCCTCTAGGGCATTGAGATAGAGGGGAAGATTGGAGCCTGCTAGGGGAAGCTTAGGTACAAAGCAGGGAGCGTGCTTGTGGCGTTTCTTATGGGCCAGGAAATAAGAAAACAGATTGCGTTGGTTGATGGAAAGGCCATGAGCTTGCATGGTCATGCTCCTTGGGCGTCGATGCCTTCAACGATGCGGCCTGCATAGTCGCGAACGGCATAGAGGCAGGAGAAGGCTTCATTGCGTTGATCACGGGCCTCATAGTATGCATCAGGCCCTTGGGGGTAAAAGTCGCGGCCATTGAGCGTGGCTTCGCTAAGTGCGTCGATGGCATCCTGCACTGCGTAGTAAAGCTTCTCGTATTCAAGGCGGAGCGTTGTGGCTCCAGTGCCGTTGAGATGGACGGTGGGGATGTGGGGGACGATGGAGGCGGGCATGATCAGGAGATGCGACGGTAAGCGAAGGTGACGTTACGGATGGAGGGGTTGATGTCTTGCCAGGAGGAGAGGTAGTAGGCAGAGGCAGGCACCACCCAGATGCCGAAGTTATTGACAGGCGGGAGGTCGTGGAATTTGGTGAGCAGGGCAGTGGTTTCTTTGGTGCAATGCTCAGCCACAGTGCCGTCTTGGAAATGGAGCATTTCTTTGACGATGAAGCGGCCAGAGGGGCCACTGTGCTGGCTCATATTGATGGAGGTCATGGAAGGAGGGCGTGTACGAAATAGAAATTAGCTGGAAAGCGGGGGCTTGCGCCCCCTTGTTTATAAAACGAAACAATTAGTCCAGGATGGTGGCCTGGATGCCCATGGCCTTGGCTTTCTTCCACAGGGCACGAGCCTGATCCACGTCATCAATGCGGATGCACCACAGATCGCGGCCCCAGTTGTGATAGTTCTGCTTCACGCCATTGATAGTGGAAGAATCGTTAGTCCAGGTGCGGCAACGGAGCGAAGCCTGGTAGAACTTGCCACGAAACATTTCCACATCCAGCACAACGTCTTTATTGGAGCCGATGAAGTCGCGGAGCTGGAGGGTGCCAGTGCCCTGGCAGGCGAAGCAGTCGCCGTTGGCAATGTGGCTGTAGTGGGGAAGCTTGCCGGTGCCGCCGCAATTGGGACATTGGCAGGAGGCGGTGAAGACTTTGGCGGTCATGGCTTGGAGAGCAGTGGGACTCGCGCCCCTCAACGAAACTAAAGTTAGTTCATGACAAAGGGGGCTGTAAAGCCCCCTGACCATCAGCATGGCTTATCAAGCCAGCGCCAAGGCATGAGCGCGGGTGATCGTGGCGCCAGCACTACCCCAGTAGAGGCTTTCCAAGCGCTGGCGAGCGGCTTCCGTAGAATCCTTAGCGCGGCCTGCATCGTGAGTGAAATACTCCGTGATGGCCTGATAGGCGCCCCACATGGTCCCTTCCACACCAGGGATGTTGAAGCCAATACCTTCACCAGCGAATTTGTTGGCCACGCTGTCCCATGCAGCAAGATCTTCCAGCTTCTTGGGGCGGGCGGTGGTGGTGTCGCCACGCTTGTCGTTGGTCATGCCCGCAAGCTGATCAGTAAACACTTCCTCGCAATAGGCCCGGAACTGAGCAGCAGTGCAGGGCTTGCTAGCCATGGCCTTCAGTTCTTCCATGCCGCCGGTGAACTGCTGGCGTTGCATGTCGATGAGCTGAGGAAGCTTGCTGATAAGCGTGTTGGCGTTGGTGGTGTGGCGAATGGCAAATTTCTTCGCCTTGCTACCAGCAGCAGCACGACCAAGGGCAGCCGAGAGCGTGTTCTGGCAAACAACGCGCACGGGGCTGAACATAACTTGGAAGGCAACGGTGCCGTCGTGGCTGGTGCAGCCAACGAGATATTGGTGAACAGTGTCGCCCTTCACCACCTCACCTTCCGCATTGTTCACCTTTGCAGTGAATGCCACGCGGCGACCCTCTGCCAGCACCACCACTGCATCCATCGTGGCATCTTCGTGCAGGGCCTCTGCAATGCGGATGAGCTGTTCGTTCTGAACGATGCTGTAGGAGTCTTTCTGAATGGAGAGGACGGTGCCGTTGTCAGCGCGGGTGATGGCCTTGTGGCCGGGAATTTCCAGCATGTCGCTGGTGAAGATGGGCGAGGCTTTCACTTGCCAATCAGCATTGGCCATTTTGAAAGCTTCACGGGCGAGGAGGGTGCCGTCGAGGACAGTGCCCAGTTTGTGCCAGGCGGCTTGGCCGTGGAAGAAAGCGCCGGAGGTGAATTGGTGGCTCATGGTTTTGAAGAGAGGATGAGGCGGAGGTGCCGCTTGAAAAAGAAATTAGATGGAAGCGAGCAGAGCGTCAAGCCTTTTGGCCATCAGCGCTGCTTATGGTTCAGAAGATTACAGTTTGGCCATTGGCCGTGATCTTAGTCACGCGCTCGCAATCAAAGCTGCGCCAAGCGCCTTGACCTTCGTTGCGGGCGATGGAGAAATCGCGGCAGCGGATGATGGAGGGCTTGGTGCTGGGCTTGCCAGTTCCTTTGATCTCCTTACTGTCGCGAGGGTTGAAGCGAAGCGTGCGGACGGAGCCGTCTTGCTTAACAAAGCTCACGCCAACGATGGAGGGGCCAGCGTTGAAGATGAACTGGCGGATGAAGGAGGTTTTGTCCATGGTTAAGAAGAGAGAGGGCCTCGCGGCTTGAGCTAATAGTACGAAAAAAGGGGCCTGATGGCCCCTTCTGTAACAAAAAGAAACAAAAGGCTGGGGACTTACGAGCATGCGCTTGATGCAGGGTCAATCGCGGGATGAAGCCGCTGGAACTCCCTGCACTGTTCGATGACACCCTTGGTTACAAAACAGAGGCTAGATTATCAATTGACGCCAATCAATTGTTTTTCCCCACCACTTAGCCCAAGCAGTGGCCAGCATGTTTAGGGAGCGCAATGTGGAACCACATGCAAATTCCGCTCTGCCCCATTAATTACAACGTGCGCCAGATTTCGTCTTTCATTGCATCAGCAAGCGTGCGGACAAAATCTTTCGTGCGCTTATGCTTCTTTCCTTCCATTGCTTTTACAAATTCCTTTGGAGAAAGTTGCTCGGGGGCTTTAGCCATGTGCTCCAGGAGAACGGAGCGTGCAATGGCACGATCAGCAGTGTTGTAGGAAGTAAGTTTAAAACCAACCGTGTCCGTAACCATGCGGGAAATGGCACGTTGCGTGTTGGTGAGAAAAGGAGTTTGCGTCATGGTTTGAGCTGTCGCCAGCAGTGAACAGAGGAAGTATGAAGGAGGAAAAGCCCCCTGTCAAGGGGGCTGTCAGGAAAGCTTGACTAAGGCTTGATGCTCACGGGAAAACCGTTAGCAATGCGGCAGTAGCGCTCAGGGTGAAGCTTCAGGCACTTAGCCAGCCCCTGATGATCAGCAGCCGGATCTGGCGCCTTCATGATTGCCATGGCAGCAGCCGAGAAGACGATGGTGGTGAGAAAAAACGAAGCGAAGTCTTTCATGGTTTAAAGGCGAGAAAGGCAGATGCGGGCAACGCCCTGGCCGGGGGAAGCAATGCGAGAGAAGCTTCCGTAGGACAAATCAAGGATGCGTCCGCCAGAGTATGGGCCGCGATCATTAATTGTCACCACTACGGTCTTGCCATTGTCACGATTCTTCACTTGCACTTTGGTGCCCATAGGAAGCGAGGGGTGGGCAGCAGTGAGACCGTAGGCATTGAAGCGAGCGCCGCTGGCAGTGGTTTGGCCGTGATAGCCATCGCCAATGCCATAGTGACTGGCTTGTCCGCACGACAAAGCCGCCGCTTGGACAGGAGCGCTGCCAAGCAGCAGAAGGGGGAAAATGAAACGTAGCATCAAAACAGAGAGAGTGGCTAGCGAGGAACGCAAGCATCGCTGCAGGCGTTCTGACTATTGTGACACGCTTGTCAAGCTCCCTGTGAACCAAACGGCCAATGGGGGTGTATAGTAAGGAAGTGGTCGGCTTAGGCGGCTTAATCGCTGCTCCCGTCGCAAGGCGGGCCGTAAGGACAAGCGCGACTGACAATGCGGGCCAGACTGTATGGTTCGGCCAAGGGTCTATCATGGTTCCCTGCGAGGCGCATTGTCCCCATTGCTGATCTTCTGGAGGAGGGCTCGATGGGAGCCGTCGTATCGGAGGCCACACAAAGGGAAAGGAGGGCGAAAGCCCTCCTTTCTTTTTGCCTATACGAAGCCAGCTAGACTCGGCCTATACATTGCTGGCCGGGGCATGAAACTGTCGCCTGAGCAAGATTGTGAGCGTTTAGCGCGATGGCTGAGGAACGGGGAGGAATATGACGATTGGGAATATGGCACTGAGCCCATCCCTGGCGACCATTCATGGACAAAAGAAAAAGCCCCTGATGGGGCTTTAGAGGATTGACTATGGAAGGGGAGGCTCGGATGGAGAATTTTCGTCAGGGCCTAAAAAGTCAGCAAAGAATTTATCCCTGTCCGGCAGTTGATTGGCAACGGCATTGGCCATATGCAGCATTTTGATGCGCTGCATGTCAACAGTGGCTTCTAAAGCTTCGATTGTTTCGCGAAGGTCTGGAATGCCATCAACAATATTGATATCTTCCCACGTTTTACTTTTGCCATTGAATCGTTGCAGCTTATAACTATATGGAAGTGGCGGCACGGTAAAGCTCCAGGTAAAGAGTGTTTTGTCGCTCTCGCCAAAAAGCAAGACGATCTTCCAATTGTTGCAACGTAAGCGGACGTTGTTTCCGTTGCTCATAGTCCCAATCCAGCAGCGGATCGTTTTCGTAGTCTTCAGGAATTATCATTATTCTTGCCTCCATTGTCATTGATGTCTCCATGCCAAAAGTCTTTTAGGGCTTCTTGCATGCTGTCCTTAAGACTGCCTGGTCTTACATAGAAGCCAGCGTCGTCGCCCTTGTATTCAGGATGAGCCCGTTCAAAGTCGTCTGTCGCTGCATAAATAATTTCATCGGCAACATGGCGAATGCAATCAACGAGAGGGCCGCTGAGCTGCGTGTAGGAATAGCCAGGAAACATGGCCTCCTTCACATCTTGAAGACAGTCAAGGTAGCGGCTTTTGTAATGGTCAAAGATGTGCCAATATTCAGCCTCATGACCATCGTTTTTAAATGCAGGAATGTTCATGGTTCAAAAGCAAGAGAAGAAAGACGACTGACCACGGGAGCTAATGCTTGCTCCTTGGTTCGATAGCAATCATAAAGCTCATTAACTACTTGCATAAAGTCAGGCAAGAGCTGATGGGCTTTTCCATCTTCGATGTAGTCAAACACCACATCATGCAAATGATTAATATTTGCCATTAGAAGGTGCCTTTGATTGCTTTGCAATAGCTGGTCAGATATTCTTCAAGATCAGCGCCAGTGGGAGCATATTGTATGAATTCTTCGTGGTTTTCCTTAAGCGTGTCAATGCTCACGACAAAGCAGCAGAGAATACGTTGCAATGCCAGACGTTGCGTGAAATTAGGCTCTTCTTCAATAGCCTTTTCTAATGTGCAGGTAAATTCCTGCAGTTCATTAACAGTGAAATGGCGCTGAACCAAGGGCTCGCCCATGCTCATGATCATTTGGCCTCTGACATTGAAGGCGCTAATGCCTTCCTTAGCCAATGGTCGATAAAAAGAGGAAGCAGTCATGGTTTGAAAAACGAGGCAAGATCGGTCTTGCTTGCTGGCAATTTACAGGCCAGCCATTTCCTCGTCAAGCCCTGCAATGATTAGCGTTTCTTATTGCTCCGCAAGTGTTTAGCCACTACGCCAGTGCTCAGCGGCTTCTCCCGCCACTTCACGGCCATGCAATGGCAATGCCCCATAGGCTCCAGCTCAGCATGTCTATAAGCCCTGTCTAGGAGGATCTGGAGGGCCTGCCGCTTAGCCTTCGTTAGGGGAGCAGCCGGTTCCTCGATGCAGCAGCGAGCAAAGTCTGCGATCTCCGAAATGTCATCGAGATTGTTGGTGCTGATGACAAAATGCCGGCCACGACGCTTGGCCTTAGCCCATGCAGGATGAATGGGCGGGTTTTCTGCAGCTAATGCCCTAGCATCTTCTTCCAGTTCAGGAGGGATGCATATATGCACTGTTGGAACAAGCTCCGTCAGGAGCGCTAGTTGCCCGTCCATTGTTCAATGGAAAAGAAAAGAACGATTGCCCCAGGATAGGGAAGTTTCGCCAAAACAATTGTAAAGATGCTCATAACCATTCCCATAGATGAAAGTGCCGCTAGGCACTGCATTTCGCCAGACCATGCATAGCTTGCCAATACGGAGATGGCCAGTTGTGCTGTTGCAATGAAAAGAAAGGCGCATCACAGCTCAGGCTCTGGCAATGGTTTAATTTCTTCCACCAATGCCACCTTCAAATCAGGCCGTATAACGGCCAGGAAGTGCTCTGCCTGTTTAGGAGAAATGGCTCCAAGGGCAATGCGCTGGCCGTCAGCAGTGATGATCAGGAAGGTGCGACAGACGTTCATCGCTCTTCAATGTCTTCCAAAATGGCCTGACTGATTTCTTTCTCCAGCATTTCCTTCCAGTCTTCACTGCCGCCAAGACTGCCCACTTCACAAACAAGATGAAGACTGTCGCTGATGCGCGTGGCGTCCATCAAGCAAGCACAGGCTTCGGAAAGCTGACTATTGTCAAAGAGATCCTCTGCTGCTTCAGTATGGGCCTCAAACCACTTACCAAGGGCAAATAACGCAATTTGCCGATAGGCTTCATCGCCATAGTTACTAACAAGATGGTCAATGCTCCTGGCAAACTTAGGAGGCACGCCAACAGTACCAGGATCCTGTAGGTGAGGGGAGATGGAGGAGGCGATAGCCTCCTTTTTACTGGCCTTGGCATCGGTTGCCTGGCGCAGGAAGTCATTGACGGTGGAGAAGGAAGAGTCCAAGAGGATCTGGCAACTATGGCAGTATGCACAGGCTAGCCATGCCTGTCAATAGTCATCTTCATTAATTGTTTGTAAAGGCATCGTCTCGGGCCATGGCTCGTTTTCTGGCGATGGGTCGAAACTGATAGCCTCTGCACTGGCGGGCAGGGCATTCTCCCTGCGTTCCTCTGTAGCTTTAGATTCTTTTTCTTTTTGAATGGTTGTGGACAAATCCTGGAGGAATTTTCTGTAGCTGGTGTCTTGCTGTTCTGCTGGCCGGGCCTCATGGAGGCCCAATAGCTTGGCCTGTTCTACGAGACTATTTTTTGCCACTGTCAAAAATGCTGAATCACCAGCAGTTTCCTCAAGCCTCACTGTTTCATTACTTTGCCCGTTATTGTCAGACATTGTAATAATTCGTTTCTTTTTACTATTCTCAAAGCTTTGTAGGGCCATGTCCTTAAGGTCCATTTGCTCTTTAAGAAGACGTGCTCGATGCACGTCTTGATTCTTCAAAATTTCTTCTGTATAAAGCAGGCGATTAAACTTCCTGTCACCATTGACTGTTTCTTTACTTAGCTTCAGAACATTCGCAATCTGGCGATTGCTCATTGACGCCGCCAATAATTCTTGCACCATCCATCGCCTAAGGCCAAGCATATCTTTGCTATAGCCTGCTGCACCAGTACCACCATGCACTTGCGTGTCACGAACTGCTTCAAACTGGCTTTCAGAAATACCAGCTTTCTTCAATGCATTGGAAGCATATTCAAGCTCCTCTTCTGGACTGCCAAACGTAATCTCAGGCCGTGCCATACGCTTTTCTATTCATCCATGCATTGTATCTCCCTTTCCATGGAGAGTACGCACGAATAGCTCAGTGAAACGTTCCATTTGCGAGGCCACGACAGTGGCCGGAGCTTCATCAATGGCAGCTTTCAATTTGCAAAGTTCTTGCCATTCATTATCAGACAACTCTTGGGATGCCGGAAATTCAGGGGCGAAGGTCATGATTCAATAAACCAATGGCATGAAAGATGCCTAGAAAAAGAGCGGCGCCAATAGCGCCGCTTGTCAGAGCCACTCTAATTTCGTGCTGGCGAATTTTTTCGTCAATGAGACGATTAATTTCATCAGCAGAAAGCTTGGTCATTGCTCAGCATTGTCAATAGCAAAGCCTTTATCTATTAATTGTTGAATTTCGTCAAGACTAGAGCGCCAATGGCGCTCTCCATTGTTATCGCGTGCTCCATAGAGAGTGCGAGAAGCTGGACGTGGCCCTTTATTAGGCGATGAAAAGCCGTAATGAATAATTGGCTGAATTTCCACTCCGTTATGCACTAGCAAGGGCAAGTGGTCAACAGAGCGCGGAGCGTTAAGCATTGTTTGGAATTAATCGTTGCAATGCTAGTAGCAGGATTTTTGTTTGAAGGCTTCTTTGGCCTTTGTCCTGCACGTTCCGCCCTTGGGGGCTCCACTATGTCTTGACCGGCCTGGCGGAGGTTTATGGCCTCGTCTAGCCCGTTGTTTTTAGGGAGTTTTGGCCTGGGTCTGGAGCGCTCCGCCCTTGGGGGCTACGCTTGGTCTAGAAGGCCAGGGAGGCTGGAGAAGCTCGCTTTGGTGAGTGGTTACTCGCGGGACTTTCCGGAACCACTATAAGCACACCGGCCAAGCGCAATTGTGCCAGTGCTCAGAATGGCACACGCTCAAGAGCCAAAGCCCTGTCCCCGCCAGGAGCACGCTGGCGAATCCTCCTCTTCCTCCTCTTCCTCTTCATCGAGAGGCTCTAGTTCTTCTTCCGCTTGAGGTGCAGCAAAAAACGGCGCTTCAGGCGCCGTTGGCTCATCGTTCCAAGTAATCTTCATGGCAATGACAAATATTTCTTACAATCTAATAAGTCGTCCGCTGCGGTAGACGGCGGGGAGGCTAGCTACAGAGCCTCCCTCACTATTGACTAGAACCAGATATCGTCGTCTTCAACGATAGGTTCAGGAGCAGCGGCAACAGTGAAATCTTCTTCTTTATAGTTCCATGATTGGTAGAGGCGGGTGCGCTCACCATTCGGACCCACGTTAAAGCTGCTAGTTAACAGCCCTTGACGGCGGGCCTGTTCAGCAAGACGGCCAGCCAAATTGCTATCAAAGCTGCTTACGTGCCGGGACAATGCCATGCGGTCAAACCGTCGCGTGTTCTGCGTGTCAACGGCCTGCACCAAACGATCAAGATCATCCCTGCCGCCATTGACTGGCCCTTCATAAAACCAACCATACGTAGCTGGGTCTCGCCGTAGGAAATGCTTCCCAGCCAGGCCACTTCGGCTCTTCGTCCATTCAAAGATGAACTGCGTCGTGTCGTAATTGTTGTCCTGCCGATACAGTTTGACCACTTCGCTGACGTTGGCCTCAAAACTGGAACTGTCACGAATGCCACCACTTTTGTTTAAGTGGTGAAGGATGACAATGCTGCATTCATATTCATTGGCAATGTCACGGAGTTCGTAAATGCAATTACCAGCGTCAGAGCGAATCAAATCCACGTCCATGCCAGCAAGGCAGGAGGTGAGACTGTCAATCATGATGAGCTGCGGGCGATGCTTTTTGATATAAGACAAAAGCTGAGGGATGTTATTGAAGCGCCAGCGGTCAATAAAACCAATGTCGCCCTTGTCTAAATTTTCGTTGTCGTCGTAGCCAATAATTTGCATCTTTTCTGCAGCATCGACCACTGGCTCGTCGCATTGAATGATGAGAGATTTGCCTTTCTTGCAACGGCGACGGCTCCATGGAGAGCCAGTGGCAACGTGCAATGCCCAGTTGTACAGAAGCGTGCTCTTGCCGCTACCAGGCGCTGCAGCCAGCAGCATGACGCTGCTCTCCGGCAGGATGCCTGCAATGGTCCAAGCGCGAGAATCTTCAGACATGGCGATGGTCTTGGCGTCCATCACTTCCATCTCCTCGCGGCCATGCACGCGAGACCTTGCTTCAGCCAGGAGCTTCTCCACTTCCGTGGCTGGCATCTTCACTTCATGAAGCGTTAGCCACTCTCTCGCTTCAAAAATTACTCTCGCATCGTTGTTGTAAAGGCCAACCATGCGTTCAAATGTGGCGATAATCTCCTCAAAAGAGGGCCGCCCGTCGCGGCCTTCGTGCCGGTCTTTAAAGACGATGGAGGCAAGAATCAGTTCTTGGTCGGCACCGTCATCCAACCAATCGGCCATGTCATAGCCGCCGTTTTGTGGCAGGCTTTCCCATTCAAAACTGTCCGGCTCCGCATAGAGCCACTGTGAGCCAGGATTATCAGCCGCCACTTCGCGCATGAGCGCAACGCCAGGCTCATCACGATCTGGGCAAAGAACTAATTGGTGCTGGCGAAACAGTAAAGAATAGTCACCGTTGCTTCGATATTGCCCACTGCCACCAAGAAAAGTAACAGCAGGAAGCCCTACTTCCCAAAGCCTGTCACAACACAATTCGCCTTCAACAACAAAGATTGGAAGACTATTTGCCTTAGAAAAATCAAGGGCTTCTTGATAGCGATAGGGCAGTATGTTTGTTCTAATTTCATCAATTACTTTCTTGCGTTTTTGTACATCAGAGGGAATGGTTGGATATTGCTGGCGAATGCTTTTCTTGCCCGACGAATCGTCGCGCACCACCTCCAGAACCGTTGCGCCGTCACGGTTTGCGTAGGGAAAAGTATATCTTTGATAGGGGCGCTGCGGACGCTCCCATCGTTCTAATGGCGCGATGGCGTTGCGTATTTCAGCGCGATGTTTGGCAGAGGTGTCGTTGAAACAGTTGTATGCGCCGGTTTCTTCGTTGACGGAAAAGTCGTTTCCGTCGCATGCTGGGCAGATATATTTGCCTGCGTGATCGCTGGGCTCCAGTTTGCCGAGGTGCTCCAGAATAGAAAATGCCATGGCGTAGCAAGAGATAGGGCGGTTCTAGCAGGAAAAAGCCGTCCTGTAAGCCCCCTGCTGTTTCTTAAGGCGAGCTTCAGAAAGCCCGTGGTTGACGCCCCAGGGAACTATGGCTAACATGGCCACGTTGTCCATGCTGGCCATGATTGCATTGCCCGTAAAACCACCTGGCTACGGGGAGACCAAGAAAGGGCGTCATTTCACGATGACTGACACCGCCTTTCTCCATCTCACCAACATCGCCCATGAGGCGCGTCTGTCCCTGAGCGAAACCATGGAGCGTCTTGTGCGTTCCACCCCCGTTTGGGAAGGCAGCGCCACTCTCGCGGATGGTGCGTTCTCTTTGATTGAGGACTATGCCGTCTCCCTCAACAACTCCCCTGATTCTCTGCTTGCTGACGATGAAAGTTTCTCAGCTTAAAAACGCAGCCGAACAGTTTTTGATTTCCCATGGCGATGGAGAAGTCAAACTAGTTTGGGAGCTTGGTTGCTTTGAAGAGGGCTACAACCCCGACTACGAAGAGCCCATTAATGATGTTCGCGTGGTGCCGGATTGGCCTTTGCCAGGATGCTCTCTCGTTTTCCCCAACGAAGAAATAGAACAGAAGTTTGTCCTGTTCTATGGCGATGACGCCAAAGAGAAACGCACTATTTACGAATGACCAGTTCCTTTACGCTTTATTCTCCTTCCGACTTTTCCCAAATGGACGACTTTTCCAAACAAGCAATGATGGATCGCTACAACGGTGTGTTCGCCCCTCTGGAAATCACTGCTGGTGAATTCAAGAAGGCTTACGACACCCCTGACATTGGCCCCCACATCGAAAAGGATTACAAGGGCCTGTCCTATCTGTCGTGGCCATTTGCCTACCGCTACCTCAAGGAGCATTTCCCCGCCCTCTTCGTGGCTTTTGAAGAAAAGACCATTGGCGAAGTGGTGTTTGGCGGACCTGGCTACTATTATCTGCGCCCTTATTTGACGGACGGCATCAAGCGCACAGTGGCGCTGATCTTTCCCGTGATGGACCGCAAGCACAATGCCATCCAACAGCTTGATGGTCGCGCTATCAGCGACAACTGCCAGCGTGCTGCCGTTAAGTGTATTGCCACCTTCACTGGCCTCGGCCTGCGTCTTTATGCAGGCGAGGACATTCCCAAGGAAGATGAAAAAGCAACGACCAAACTCGCGCTCCAACAGGAAACTCCGAAGCCTGCAACGCGGGGAAGCAAGAAGGAAGCGCCAGTTGCAGCAGATGCTGCTGATGCTGGAGCAGAGGCAGCTCCTGCCGCCGCTTTCGATGCCAAAGAGGCCCTGACAAGCTTCTGCAAAGCCGATCCGCTGGGCTACCAAGATGAACAGCGCAGCCTCACTGCTGGCAAAGCTGCCCTTGACACACTTGGCATGACCCGCGCCACGGAAATCAAGAGCTGGCAGCATTTTGGCAATGTTGTTTCTGCCATGGTCACCCTCTGGGCGAAGGACCAGCAAATTCGCATTACTAAGGCCGATATGCGAGCTGAGCTGGACATCATCATTGCGGCCACAACAGTGGACGAGATGGCAGCCAAAGTGGCAGCGTTCGTCGCAAAAAAGCAATAGACCTGGCAGCGGCCCGCCTTGCGCGGGCCTTTGCTGGATCCTTGTGCTTAGACAGCGATGGACTTCCCATTTCTGAATCTCCTTCCGCCT